TCCAAGGAATGCTTGATGCCAGTGTTTGCAATGTCAAGAAGACCTACCCCCAATTTCCACCTACGCTTTCCAATCGCCATAGGTGACTCAGTCCCATCACTGAAATGATCAATCAGGGGCCTCGCGAAGATAGCCTCCAAAATGGTCACCTCCAGCGGATATCCCCATACAAGCCGGGTCTTCGGCCCCTTATCACCATGTTGCACACGTGTGTAAGCCACGCATGGTGGTAAATTTCCATACCACCTACGCTTATAGCGCTTAAGCGCCATAAGGTACGTAAGCTCAAAAACACGTTGCTTCCTGGTGAAGAAGGGAAAGCCAGAGCTGGTCTCCTGCCTGAGTGCAGAACGAATCTCCAGCTTTTGCGATATATCCATGGGCCTGAGATTGCCACCGCCAAAAACGGCAAACGCTATCCTCACAGCCCTGGTAAACGCACCTGGCTCAGGGTCAAACCGGCGACGCTCCCCATACCTCTCTAGAGCCGAGAAAAGCTCGGATAGTGAGTTCTTGGACTTATTGTCGCGTTCATCAATGACTTGAAAGCCCTTGATCACACGACTAATAGCCCTAACCATCTTTGCATCCTTATAAACAGGATGTTCGATGGATTGAAGTGCACAATACTTGCGCACCTCATTAGTGTTGGGAGCTGGTCCAAGATTGACCACGGAACTAACGCCATTGATGGTTGTAGCCATAACACCAACTCCCTAGGTTAGTTCCTAGTAGTCGAACTCCTTGCCCCTCGTTTTGGATTGAGTGCGTTTCGCCTTTTGATGGGCTTTGCTCCCATCGAGCTGTTGGCTCACGCCCTTTCCTCCACCTCCGGAGCCCGAGGCTTCGGGCCTAACGCCCAGATCAATGTAGCGATGTGTGCTTGGTAACAGCTCATACCGAGCACCGATGCTACTTGCCTCATATACCCTCTGAAATGCTAACATTCCAGGAGCGGTATTGAGGTAAAAGTCATCGGAGTGATTGTTCATAGACAGTCAACCCACATAGATGGGCCGCCAGTATGGCATTAAATGAAATTAAGGGTACATTTGTACCCTAGATACCCAGTGAGGGCTACTACACAAGTAGAGAAATTTACAGTCACCAGGCGCTTGGTGATTCCCTCAAGCTTAGAGAGACCAGTAAAGAACCTAGTTGCGCCATCCACCCGGGTAAACAGGATCAGACCCCTATAATTCGGATCAGCAAGCTCCATGAGCAACCTTCGACATAAATAATCCATCTTAGGATGCTCACCAGAAAAGGCAATGAGCTTCTGAATCCTATAGGTCTTCAGATCAGGTACATAGCGCTCATGGTAACATAGCGCCCTGAGACATTCCCATAGCGGTTTGTGGACGTAGCCATCTTTCCAATAATGCCCCAAAAAGTGGGGTGTTGGCTCAAAAGTGATGATTGACTTCTCTACACTAAGCTTCATACCAAAAGCCCGCTCAAATTCAGCGGCGGCTTGTTGAAGGTTGAGAGCTTTAGGCGCTGAGAAGACCGAATCATCACCAAGAACCATTAACATGCCACGTGATGGCACAAAACCAAGTTGGAGAATGGTAATGTAGTTAATCAGAATGAAGTTAATCACACTACCAACCAACTGAGTGAAGTAGCTACCGCTCGGAATTCCTGAATGCTTTTGGTAAATATTACCATCAGGCATCAGAATCGTCGTGTGAATGAAATAGTTGACGATCGCATCCCAAGCGGCTTCCTCGTCACGCGACATGTTTGGAAAGTTGGTCTTCAGGATTCGAAAAGCGAGGTTAATTAGTTTGGGGTGTACACTTGCATCAAACTTGGAAAAGTCCAAGGAATGCTTGATGCCAGTGTTTGCAATGTCAAGAAGACCTACCCCCAATTTCCACCTACGCTTTCCAATCGCCATAGGTGACTCAGTCCCATCACTGAAATGATCAATCAGGGGCCTC